AAGTATCTGGTGAGCGTTATGCTGACAAGCCAGACAAGAACCACTTCTCTCACATCCATGACGCTTTGCAGTATCTAATGCTTGGCTCTGGCGAGGGTAGGCAGATACTCCGCAACAACAGCACAGCCACCAAACCCTTTCAAGCAACAAGAGAGTTTGATGTATTCACACGCAAACCAAAGGCGCGGCGAGAAGGTCTTTGGTCGCGCATGTAGTTTTGTGCGTTGATCTGCATTAATGCAGTGGGTTAAACAAGTCAGATAGCTATAAGAGGATTAAAATTATGTGTTTAGGTGGCGGTTCATCCAAGCCAGCGGTCGATCCAAATGACAAGATCGAAGCTGACAACAAAGCAGCAGCAGAACAGCAGAAGAAAGAGGATGCGAAAGCAAAAACTCTTGAGAAGCAAGTTGCTCGCAAGAAAGTTGGCGGTGGTGCTGGCAGACGTTCGTTGCTTACAAGCAACAAAGCGGCTCTGGGTTACTATGACGAGACTGTTTAATGGATCAAATTGCAGACCGTATGCTGCAAAAGTACGAACGTGCTAAACAAGCGCGTGTAAACTTTGAGCCTCTATTTGAAGATTGTTATGACTATGCGTTGCCTATGCGCCAGAGTTTCTATAGCGAAACTCCGGGGCAGCGGCGCGATGACAAGATCTTTGATGAGACAGCAGTTGTTGGTGTGCAAGAATTTGCATCTAGGTTGCAGTCAGGTCTAGTACCTAACTTTGCGCGATGGGCTGACTTTATTGCTGGCTCTGAAATTCCAAAGGATCAACAGGATGAGGTTAATAACACTCTTGATGAAGTCACTGAGTACGTCTTTGAAGTCATTCAGAACTCCAACTTCGGTCAAGAGATACATGAATCTTTCATGGATCTGGCAGTGGGAACTGGTGTTCTCTTGGTTGAAGAAGGTGATGCAATTAATCCAGTACGGTTTAACGCAATCCCTTTGCCTTCCGTCCATCTGGATACTGGCCCTGATGATAAGATTGACCACGTTTACAGAGAGCGTTCTCTTAAAAACTCAGAGATACCTATTGCGTATCCAAAGGCAATCTTAGGCGAGAAGACTGCGGCTGCTGTTCTATCCCAGCCTGACACTCAAACGAAAATCTTAGAGGTGATTTGCCGTAACTACAGCACGCCTAACGAAGAACAGTTTGATTACTATGTGGTCAACGTAGGCGACAAAGAAATCATCTATCAGGAAAACTACAAAGGGTTAGGCTCTAATCCTTTTGTTTGTTTCCGTTGGTCTAAAGCATCTGGTGAAGTCTATGGGCGTGGCCCCCTCATCAATGCCCTTAGTGCAATCAAGACAACCAACCTTACAATTGAGTTGGTGTTAGAGAATGCACAGATGGCTATCTCTGGTGTGTACCAGATGGATGATGATGGCATCATTAACACTGATACAATTAACCTCGTTCCCGGCACAATCATCCCAAAGGCTATGGGTTCTGCTGGCTTGCAGCCTATTCAGAACGCAGGCAACTTTGACGTAGCTAATCTTGTATTGAATGATATGCGCAGCAACATCAAACGTGCGCTTTACAATGATATGTTAGGCGATCCTAACAAAACACCCGCGTCTGCAACTGAGATTGCAGAACGCATGGCTGATCTGTCCAGACGTATTGGATCAGCTTTCGGCAGATTGCAGGCTGAAATGGTTCAGCCAGTATTGCAACGTGTCGTTTACATTCTAAGAAAGCAAGGCCGTATTGAGTTGCCATCCATCAATGGGCGGGAAGTCAAAGTGCGGTCAGTGTCGCCATTGGCACAAGCACAATCCAACCAAGACATCAGCGCAGTCGCACGTTATTTACAGATGGTTGGAGGCACGTTCGGCCCCGAAGTATTAAATGTCCTTATTAACTCTGAGGATGTTGCGCTGTATCTCGCTAAGAAGTTTGGCGTACCAGATAATCTGGTTAGGGACAAAGTAGAACGGCAGGAACTTTTGCAGGCTGCGCAGCAATATCAACAGCAACAGCAACAGCAAGGTCAAGATGCGCAAGCAATCCCTTCACTTGGGGGTGGATAACTTCCCCCGAACTAAAGAAGATGACCAGATCATCTCTCGGAATATCAATTCAGTTTTCAAAACTCCGAACGGTTCAGCCGTTCTAAAGTATTTGCGTTCGATCACCATTGAATCTGTTCAAGGGCCGAATGCAAGTGATGCCGAACTGCGCCATCTTGAGGGGCAGCGGTATCTTGTTGGCCTCATTGAGAGGCGTATTAACCACGGACAAAAGGTAGAGCAACAATGAATGATGCAGATAATGCGGAGTTAGCCGAAGCAGTAGCGGTTGAAGAAGCACCTGTCTCTGAACGCCCTGAGTGGCTACCAGAGAAGTTCAACACACCAGAGGATATGGCAGCTTCATACTCCTCTTTGGAATCCAAACTTGGTCAAGGGCAAGACGAAATCAGAGCGCAGATAGAGCAAGAGTTAGAAGTCTCTGCTCTTGAGGGCAGACCTGAGACTGCTGGTGATTACGAATTGCCAGAGCAGATCAATGAAGCGGAAGCTGTCGATAATGAAATGCTTGCTTGGTGGGCTGAACATTCTTTCGAGAACGGCTATTCGCAAGATGAGTTTGCAGATGGTATAGCTAAATATGCTTCATACATGGAAAGCCAAGGGCCGAACCTTGAAGCAGAACGTCAAGCGTTGGGAGAGAATGCTGACGCTCGCATTGAAGCTGTTGATCTTTGGGCAAGCAAGAACGTGCCAGAGGAGTTTGCAGATCAAATAGAGTTGCTTGGTCAGAGTGCGAAGGGCATTAAAATGCTTGAGCATCTTATGTCTCAGTCACAACAAACATCTCCACAAGGTCAGTTTGTAGCTCCTCAAGCTACTAACGAAGATCAGTTGAAGACAATGATGCAAGACCCTCGCTATTGGAATCCAGCACAGAGAGATCCAAACTATGTCAAGCAAGTCCAAGAGGGTTTTTCCAAACTCTACCGTTAATGCATTCCACGTTGATGGTGATGTTTCTATTGTAGAGGCGACATATGAACATGCTGAATATCTACAAGATCATTTAAGATCACCTGATGTACGCGAGTGCATGATACATGGTGCAACGCCTTGGCGGGCGTTGCGTTATCCCATCTTGAAAAAAGACGCTGTAACTTACACTGCACTTCACAAAGGAGTGCCAGCCTGCATGTTCGGTGTTGTGCCTATCTATGATGATCCAGACATTACAACCGGCAGTATTTGGTTGCTGGGTACGGACGAGATAGATAAGTACCCACGCAAGTTCTTACGAGCCTCTAAACCTATGCTGGAATACTTTATGCAGCGTTGGGATGTGGTCGAGAATGTAGTGCCAATGGATCACAAGAACACAATCGAGTGGCTAGCTTGGCTAGGGTTTCTTTTCTCTGATGAAGAAACCTTAGTCAATGGCTTCTCATGCATCCGTTTTGTGCGTTGCGCTCCTCATGTGGAAGTGTCATTTGAATAGTATACGGCCTGTTTCAAACTGACGGCCCCGCAAGGGATAACTGGATGAGGCGAGAGACGGACAACCGCGTGAAAATGTAACTTCTTTTTTTTGGTAAGGACTTTAATACTATGGCTAATACAATTGATATTGCCTTTATTAAGCAGTTTGAATCCGAAGTTCACATGGCTTATCAGCGTATGGGGTCTAAACTCCGCAATACAGTACGCACATCTGGTAACGTCCGTGGTAGCGTTGTACGCTTTCAGAAGATCGGAACAGGCACAGCTTCAACAAAGGCTCGTAACGGTAACGTAACTGCAATGGAACTCGTACATACAAATGTCGAGGCAACCATGGCTGACTTCTATGCCGCAGAATACATCGATAAACTCGATGAGTTGAAGGTGAACATCGATGAGCGTCAAGCTGTAGCACAGTCTGCTGCTGCTGCTCTTGGTCGTAAGACAGATGAAATCATCTATGACGCAATGGACACAGGTGCCAATGCCACGCAGATCAGCACAACTGGTACTGCTGTAAGCAAAGCAAACCTTCTTGCTTTGTTTGAAACATTTGGTTCAGCCGACATTCCAGAAGATGGCAACCGCTATATTGCGATGTCTCCTGCTGGTTATGCCGATCTGTTCAACATCAATGAGTTTGCATCGTCAGACTTTGTTGGCGATCAGAACCTACCATTTGCTGGCGGCATGACAATGAAGGAGTTCTTGGGTTTCAAGATCTTCTCAACATCTGCTGTTACTGCTGGCAAAAACTTGGCTTACCACACCTCGGCTGTTGGCCTCGGCGTGAATGCTGATGTTTCTACAGAGTTGAACTATGTGCCAGAAAAAGCGTCACATCTTGCTACATCGATGATGAGCATGGGCGCAGTCGTAATCAACGACAACGGTGTGTACGAACTCTTAGACAACAACTAAAGGAATGGGGGAGAGGCAACTCTCCCCCTAACCCATATGCCATCAGCAGCTAATTCAGATATCGACATTGCGGCTCGCGCCTTAGTTCTTATTGGTGCGCAGCCAATTACGTCTTTTTCATCTTCATCCACTGAGGCACTTGTTGCCTCAAATGTGTATGAGGATGTTGTGCGTACTGCGCTCTGTGCTAGTCGCTGGCGGTTTGCAACTAACCAAGCGGTGCTTAATGCTTTAACGGCTGCGCCTACTGGAAGATTTGATACTGCGCATCAGCTACCTAGTGACTTGTTAATGCTGCATGCGATTACAATTAATGATCTTAATCTTGAGTACAATGTGTATGGGGATAAGATTTATTCTAACGCCACAGCCAATGAGGTTGTGGTTGCTGATTATACATATCGCGCTGGTGAGCAGGACTTCCCCAGCTACTTTACATTAGCGGTTGAGTACGCTCTTGCGGCAGCGTTTGCGTTAGCCATTGCAAGAGATGAGCAGCTTGCAACTATGTTTGAAAAGAAAGCTGCACAGTTAATGCAGCAAGCTAAGACATTGGACAGCCAGCAGCAAACAACACGCAAACTTGTTACATCGAGGTTCATTGCTGAAAGGCGAAGTTAATGGCGAGAATACGCGTACCGCTAAATAACTTTTCTTTTGGTGAAGTTAGTCCGTCACTCAGATCTAGGACAGATAGTCCTGTCTATATTGCGGCTGCGGAATCTGTGAAGAACTTTTTTATTCGTGCAGAAGGCGGGGTTATTAATCGCCCCGGCACCAAGCGGATCTATGAGTTTAATCACACATATAATTCTTCACTGCCTCAACAGATACGTCTTGAGCCGTTTGTTTTTTCTGATGATGAGAAGTATATCATTGCATTCTCAAATACTCGCATCGACATCTTTCGGATCGATCTCGCAGGAGCCGTGTCCTTTGTTCAAACCCTCACTGTTGATGTCAATGGTGATCCTGTTCCTGTTACTGACGCTAACCTAAACCAGATCACCTACTCACAAAAAGGTGACTTTATGTTTATTGCTCACCGCACGTTCCTGTGCCGTGAGTTGGTGCGTACTGGCTTGACCAGCTTTGA